CCCATATATTGAAACTGGATCTATAGCACCTTTCTTTAATTTGTTTGTTGTATAATGAACTGTATCACTTTTTACATCTCTACCTAACATTTTAGCAACTTTATCAGCAACAATAGTTCCGGGACTACTACCATAATTATAAACAACAGCATCAATACCTGTTTTCTTTGATATATTGCGTGCGGTTTTTCCTCCAAGACTATGCCCTACGAGCGTTGGTTCGTAATCTTTATATTTATCTTGACCTTTCTCAACCACGGATTTCACTTCTTTGGTTCGCTTTCCTAAGCGGTCAGTTCCAAGTAATATACCTACATCACTACGAATATCCCTCATCGCATGTTTTTTGCTTGTAAATCTACTACCGGTAACCGCATAAACAACCTCTCGTGTTTTAGGATTATAAATAGTGGCGATATCATCATTTGACAATTCAGGGTCTACCTTAAAACCTTTTAATTTATATTTTTTTAATTTAGCATTACGAGCTTCTGATCCTTCTGTATATGCTACACTAGCCATACGAGCATAGAAATCCTGTTGTGATGCATCTTTACGAGTCCCGCCTTTTTGAGAACCGAAATACTGGACTTTCCAAGACATCCGAAATTAATTTGGAACAAATTCAATTCAATATATTTAGTTAAATAAAAAAATATTTTGTGTAATATAATTTAACTAAATATGCCTGCGAAAAAGATTATGGCAAAAAAAACTAGCCCTAGTGTGAATCAATTAATTATGGCTGAACTCCTGAAAAAAATGAAGGTCAAAGCCAAGCCTATGCGGGGGGGTGCGTGTTGCGTTGACTACATTGCAAAAGAAAAAAAGAAGAAATTGGATCCAGCACAACGAAAACAATTAATAAACATGTTGAATAAATTTATGCGGGAAAATAAAAGACAAGTTGGTAGCGGTAAAATTGGTGATTGGCTAAAAAAGACATTCACCCCAAGCCCTGCAACGAAGAAATTTTTCAAAGATTTTGGCCGTGGCTTTAAAACTGGGTTCCTAAAAACAGCCCAAATCGCCGCTCCGATTCTTGATGTTGTTTCTATTTTTCAGCCGGAGATTGCACCCCTAGCTATTGGATTGAATGCAGTAAATAAAGGTATAGGGAATTAACATCTAAACAAATAATACCATACTATTATAAACCAAAAGAAACTATGTCAAAGACTGGATACATTTATAAGTTGTGCTGTAATGATCCTACAATCACCGATTGCTATGTTGGGAGTACCAAAAATGAGAAAGTTAGAAAGAACGGGCATAAAACTAGTTGTAATAGTAGCAGCAATAAAAACTATAATTTAAATGTTTATCAATTCATTCGTGATAATGGTGGGTGGGCTAACTGGAACATGATAAGATGCGAAGAATATAAATTTGATGAGCGGGCAGAATTAAATGCACGAGAAAGATATTGGTTAGAAACACTGGGTACAACATTAAATAAACAGATGCCCACAAGAACTCTAAGAGAGTATTATATAGACAATCGCGAAGAATTGTTAGAAAAACACAATGAATATAGGAAAAATAATAGAAAGATATTAAATCAAAAACAAAAAGAGTATGCCGAAAAAAACAAAGAGAAATTAGCAAAATATAAAAAAGAATATACACAAAAAAATAAAGAGAAAATCGCAGAAAAAGGCAAGATTAAAACAACTTGTGAATGTGGTTCTACATTCATAAAAAACATGAAAGCACGACATCTCAAAACAAAGAAACATAAAGACTATATCACTTCAATACCTTCTCTTCCTTAATCTTATTTGCCCATTCAATATCATAACTCAATGCCCATTGGCGATCTTCTTCATTAGTTGGCTTTAATTTAATTTGTTTCACAATGCTTTTAAGGTCTTTAAATAATAATAATAATTCTGATAAACTGAGTTCAATTTTTTTTTGTAATTCATAACTATAACGAAAATCATCCCTATCATCAGCCACCGCCAATCCGCATATATTATTTTCAGTATTATTGATATGCGTCTGTATTTCTTTAAATGTTGATGTTACAGCCTCCTCTAAACTACATTCCTCACCATTCATACTCACACTAAGCCCAGACATCGCTGATGAGATACTCATAATATTTTTTTTTACTTTTTATACTTATTTAATTTTTATTTTATTTTTTTTTATTAATTAAATATAACTTTAAAAAGTTCAAAAACGAAATTATGCCAATCAAAGAAGGATATTGTTTTAATCCATCAAGTAATAGGATTTGCAGGCTCGATACAGCGAAGACAAAGAAACTAATAAAATCAGGGATTGTAGTGATCCCACGTGATCTACAAATGCCTAATGAGAGAATACCAGAAACTCCAGAACCAGTTCAAGAACCAGAACCACCAAAACCCGAAGTCCAAGAAAAAGAATTAAAATCAGAGGTTAAAGCAGAAATGAAATCAATAATTAATGAAAATAAAAATGAATTTAAAGAACTTTCACAGCGTGAGACTGATGCTTTATTGAAAAGGATGCTGTTTGAAAAATTATGTGTCAAAAAAAAAAAAAAAAAAAAAAAAGCCAAACCAAAGCCAAAGAAGAAGAAATATAAACTTCGTAAAATTGAAAGCAGTTCAGAATCAGAATCAGAATCAGAATCAGATAGCGATTAATCTGAATCCGAATCAACATCAATAATTTCATAAATATTTTTACGAATAGGATATGGTGAGTCTTTGGTGTCATCGATCATTATCATATCGTGATGCTGAGTGCAATAATTTCTAAATAAATCTCGTAATGTATCAAAGGACATCCCAACTCTATTCGCTATGCATTGTAATTCTTGTTTTGATTTTGGCTTATACAGTATCCAAGCATTCGCTGTTTTACGGCAAATTTGAGGGCAATGAAAAAAACTTTGATAACTACATAAAACGGATACACTAAAATGGGAACTTATCATACGAAAGAGTGTAGTTAAGTTCCTCAATTGTTCTGCCCCACATTTTTCAAACTCATAATCATCAATTATTATGCAAGTTTTAACCTTCTCACCATTTAATATTTCTGTAAAATCGGGCATATAATCAAACACATGAGTTGGCTCACAATCAGCCCATTCACTACTATCTAAACTACAAGTGACAATATATAATCTCTTAAATGGTTTGGATTCTGATTGGTGTCTTAAAAATAACTGTTTCATATATCCAGTTTTACCCCGCCCAACTCCACCCAATGCAAGCAGTCTGAAACTATGAGGTAGATGTCCAGGATTTCTTTTTTTTGGCTTACTCCAAGTCTCCATCCAATTGCCAACGTCCTTATCAGCATTTTTAATAACCACTACTTTACTTGGGAGTCTAGGAGCGCGATATTTCTTATTTTTTTTGTCGCGTTTCTCTTTTCGCTCTTTTTTTCTAATTTTTTCTTCCAGTAATTCTGATTCAATATTTTTTAACATTTAAAATGATTTTATTTATTACTATATAATATAACCGAAATTTTTTAGAATAAAAACTTTCAAATGTTTAAATTACCTACCTCCCATAGTGCATTTCAATATGAATGTGAAATCGTTCAACCAGAACCAGAACCAGAATATATGGAAGGCGAGACTGCCGTTGTTATTAAAAAGAAAAAAAATAATAGATTGCCCGGTGAAAGATTACTAAAACAATTACATAAACAAGAAATGAAAGAAAGAGAAAAAAAATTATTATTTGATGATCGTATAGAAAATAGTATAATGACAATTATGAATGATTTATCTATTTCATAGATCTATTTACAATATATTTCTAAAATCATTCTGTATAGCGGCTGCTAGGGAATCAGAATATTGAGGCAATGCTAAAATCTTCCATAATTCATTTTTTTTACGGATAGCTGCAATATTTTCATCGCTAAAATTTGTTACCTCTTTAGCAATTTTTTTTAATTTTGTAATTGTTAAAAATCTATCGTCACCACTTCGTATTTCTCTATGAAAATCTAACCATTCTATTACTATGGGATTATTTGTAATACTTACATCCGTCTGAGATGAACTTGATGATGATAGAACAGGTTGCGCCATTAACACAGGTTGCGTTTGTGATCCTATTGATGATGATAAAACTGGTTGCGTTTGTGATGAACTTGATGATGATAAAACAGGCTGGGCTATGGGAATCCAACCACTATTATCCCATGCATTTCTTAATTGTTCTTCCACGTCATCGATTTCTTCCATTGTCACATCAACTGGAATCTGGATACCAACTGCAGGGTTAACTGCTACTATTGGGGCTACTGCTGGTGTTGCTGGGGTTGCTGGTGTTGCTGGGGTTGCCGGACTTATATAATAATAATTTAGTATTCCACCAACAGCCAGAGTTGATACAGCCGCCGCCAAGCGTCCTTCTCCAGAACTGTTTGCAATTGCTCCAACAATTGCCTGAGCCGTAGCACTTGCCCCAACCCCCAGCAATGATCCTAAAGTTGACAAATCTGGAACTGATAAACTCGCAACTGTGCGAGCAATTTCAGTTAAACCAATTGTAGTAATTGCTCCACTCAAACCCGCCGCTGCTCCACTCGACACTGCCGCTGCAGTAATCGCACCGAATCTCTGTAACCTTCTAGAAATTGGTCTTGAATCTACAGGTGGACCAAAAACTGGTCTTGGTGGATTTAATGCATCTACTTCTGCTTGTGTCCATCGCTGTGGTGTGTTTAATTGTGCAATTCTAAGTTGTTCGATTAAGTCGTCGACACTTTGTTGCGCTGCGGGCTGGGCTGGCTGTGCGGGCTGTGCTGCGGGCTGTGCTGGCTGTGCTGCGGGCTGGGCGGGCATATTTAATGAAATATTTTTCATCTCAGTTTTAATTTGTTCTTCAACAACCGACATAATTCGTTTTTCTTCGGTCGTCAACTCTCTGATCGTTTTTGCGATCATTATTTTTTTGTATGCAGTAATAGCAACCACCCACTGCTGATAATCAGCGGCTTGTGTTTCCTTTTTGTATTGTAAAATGATATCCGCCATTTGCATGGGCGAAACTCCCGGCATTTGTTCATCTATTAAGCCTTCTTCTTCAAATTGTAATTCTGCAAAATTAGGAATAATGATCGGCTCGGGTACAACGATATCGGATTGTTGTAATTCCGCATACTCTAAATTTGAAGGTATGTCGGGCGATGTGACCGTTAGTCCTTGTCCACTAATCCAGCCATACATAGAATTAGCCAAATTAACAGGACGCGTTCCAAGATTATTTGGATTTGGTACATTGATATTCGACCTTTGTAATTCCGCATATTCAACATTTGTCTGACCGCTTGGTGCTTCGCTTGAATATGAAGCAGTGGGTTTTTTTGTCGTCCCCCACGAATATAATTGTTTATCAATAGTAGGTTTAAGCATTTAGAATTATTTTGTATAAAACTTTCAGTTAATTTATATAATTCAAAATATAATATATCTCATTAAATATAAATAAAAAAATGACTGCTGTAATTGAACACAGTTTTTCGCAAATTATTACATCAGACCCTGAGGCTCTAGGAACTGAGGCAACTGTTTCAGCGGATGGCAGTAGGGTTGATATTAATTTAGATTCACCTCTTGTCTTTTCAGGATCATCAGTTGTGACTACCGTTGAAGTTGCTCTCGCGAGTATTTGGAATACAAGCCCAAATATTAGTGTGGCTAAAAATAATAACACATTAACATATCTAATTGGCGGGGTTTCTCAACCAGTAATTACAATCCCCGATGGATTATATTCCATCACAACATTGAATGCTGAAATCGTTCGTCAGATTGTTAATACTGGTGATCCGTCAAATACTCTAACGCTAGCGGGTAATAATTCAACACAAAAATCGATTTTTACTTTCGATGTTAATGTTCAAGTCGATATGAGTGTATCAACTGTTCGTGATGTTTTAGGTTTTGACCCTGGAATTTATCCCGCTGTGCCTCCTGTTGTTGCTGGGACATCGGTTGATGGTCAAAATATTGCTGCCTTTGCTGACACAATAAATTGGTTAATTAAAAGTAATATTGTGCCTAATAGTATTGCTATTAATAACAAAGGTTTAAATATTATTGCAGTAATTCCGATTCAATCAAGTGTTGGGTCAATCACTAATTTTACACCATTTCATCCTCTTAAAGTTGGGAACAATGAGCTTCGATCGAAAACGATTAACGATTTTTATGTACAAATTTCCGATCAAGCCGGGGATGCTTTACCACAAACGGAGCCGTGGGAAATCACATTAACATTCAGGCAAACTGTTATTGTTTCAGATAAAAAAATGCCGCTGATAGATCTATTTTGAATTCATTCATTAATTAATATTTAATTTTAATTATTTTTTTTTTCTATCTATTAATATAATATAAATTAAACTATAAACTATGACAAGTGCGAGGTACCCGGAAGGTTCGCTCAGTGAGGTAACATGCATGCGGTCTGTACAAGGACCAAATTTTAGTTCTGGTAACCAAACATTCGTTTGGAGCGTCGGATCTCCTAATTGTTTTGTCCCCAGTGAATCTTATTTTGTTTTAGATGTCTCTGTGACAGCCGAAGGCAGACAACCACTTTTGGCTGATGAAATTGCTCTATCTACGAATCCTGGTGCTTGTCTTTATAATAACGCATATGCAAAAGTGGGGGGACAGGATGTATCATCAGTTACCAATTTTTTAAGTCAGGCATCCATTGTTAGTAACAGATTGAAAAAAACCAAGACTTGGACAGAAACCGTCGGCAGATCAGTCCATGGACTCGAACCAAGTTTCTTAGAACGTCAAAAATCAATTGCTTATGACGGCAAATTTACATATGATTCAGCATCTCTCGTTAATGTATCTGACAATCCAGCTGCAACTATCGCAATCACGGCTTTGGGTGTTGTTACTGGTGTCAATACTGCATTCCTCGCCAATGATTTTGACCAAATTATTTATAATGGCATTCATTTGAAAGTTACGGGGATCGGATCTGATACAGCAGCAACTGTAGAAGTCACTGACCAACTAACGGCTAATGGCGACATTGCCGCGGCAACTATCGACAAATATCAACTATACCTTGGAGGATCTGCATCTTCTCTTGGTAACAACAGACAATTTATCGTGTGGCAGCCACCTATTGGATTTTTTGATTACTCAGAACCCATGGGCGCAGGTGATTACATGATTCAACTCAATCCTAATTCGGATTTCAAAAAATCAGTTGTTTCCAGTAATTCAGATAAAGCAGTTGGTGTCGGTGCTGGTCAATTTGATTTTGTCGTTAATGATGTGAAACTGTATATTGCTACATATAAGCACACTATTCCAGATACACCAGTTATTATGGGTCTTCGTGAGTCTTTGGTTCAGTCAAAAACTCTGACTGGCGGAACCGAACAATTTCAATTCACGGTGCCACCTTCTACAGTTGGTATTTCGTTCTTCGTTCAAGCAAATGCTGCTGGATCTAACACAGAATATTCTCCTACATATCTGGGCACTGATGATGCTGAACAAAATTTGATTTCATCATATCAGATTACATATGCTAACAAAACTGTTCCACAAACTAGGTGGAGCGGGGTTCTCGATACAATCGGAGCAACACCTGACCAGATTTCAAGAAATACGCTTCAGCAACGTTATTTTGACACGTTTACGGAAGCAGGGCTGATCGAATATGGACCCGAGACTTTGAACGATTGGGTTACCGGAGGTCAATTAGTATATAATAATTTCGTTAGATCGAGTGAATACAGAGCTACCCAGGTTCAGTTTTCAATAACTTCTACGGCAGTATATACCGTCCCAACTAAACTTTATGTAGTTGCTCATTTCAAAACATCCACAGAAATTCAAACATCACAAGGTATGATTACCTCAGTGCGTAGTTTGAGTGTGATGTAAAATTGAATGATTTTCTACGAAAATAATTCGGGTATTTAATTAATTTTAAAAAAAAATATTTCTGTAAATATAAATTATAAAAAAATATGCCTAGAAGATATCCTGTATCAAGATGTCGTATGCGTCGCAAGATGAAAGGTGGATCTAAATTTGGTAAAAGGATGAGAGGCTGGCTTTCAAACGCAAATGATTTTCTTAAACGTTCAGGATTGATTTCTGCTTTGGGTAAGGAATATCTTAAAGGAAAACCATCGGCACTTGGAAATGTAGGATTACATGTGGCTTCACAACTCGGATATGGCAAAAGGCGTATGGTTCGCCGTAGACGCGTAGGAGGGAGTTTAGCCCCAGTCGGCGGGGCTTTCAAATACGGAAGGCGATAAACCATCTAAAGAATACATTATAATACATTATAATACAAAAAGATATGGTGAATTATCAGAATGGAAAAATCTATAAACTTGTGAATAATGTTGATGACGAAATTTATGTTGGTTCTACTTGTAATCCATTGAGGGTAAGAAAAGGAGGACATAAACGTGATTCTAAAACAAGACCAAATTACAAAGTTTATAAACATTTAAACGAAGTCGGGTGGGAAAATGTAGAAATTATATTAATTGAAAATTATGCTTGTGAATCAAAAGACGAATTACACCGAAGAGAACGCCATTGGATTGATACATTAAAACCCAGTTTAAATAAAGTTATACCTACAAGAACGAAAAAGGAATGGAGAGAAGAAAACAGAGAAGTAATACTAAAAAAGAAAAAAGAATATCGCAAATCAAACAAAGAAGTGATATTACAAAAACAAAAAGAATATGCCAAAGCAAATAAAGAATATTGTCAAAATTATAAAAAAGAATATAACCAAAAAAACAAAGAAGCAATATCAAAAAAACAAAGAATTAAAAGTATGTGTGATTGTGGTAAAACTTTAACTAAAATTTCAATTCCAAGACATAAAAAATCTAAAAATCATTTATTTTGGGAAAAACAATATAATTATATCTTTTCTTAAATATAGAATGGATAAAAAAAAATTTGATAAAGAACTTCGATTACAAACCAAAGCCTATCATAATAGACTTACACGTGAAATCGTGTCGTGGTGGGGAAAACACGCTCTAAATGATTTGGATGTTACAAAGATCGGGAAATTACTGCTTGGCTCAAAATACAAAGGTACTTACCCACAGGATAAGACACCATTTAAACCAGGATATTTTATAATTAATGTAGATAAACACGGCGAACCTGGATCTCATTGGTGTAGTGTGTTTGTATCCAACAAGACCATGTATATGTATGATTCATTCGCTAGACCATCAAAAAAACTACTTCCATATCTTTATGATATGGCTAAAAAAAAAGATTATAAATTAATTAACGTCAATAAAAAATCGGATCAGCATAAAAACAGTAATATCTGCGGACCAATTAGTTTATCATGGCTTTCATCTGTAAATAAATTTGGAATAGAAGCGGCGAGACATATATAATCGTTATTTCATATTACATTTTTTTTTTGAAAAGAATAATTTGTATAATATAATAATACTTTGAATGTCAAATTTCAATGGGAACACAGGATCATCTGAATTGACAGATGGTTCCGCAGATATTTATGTGAATAGCGTTAAAATAAATAACATTTCTACTCCATTTTTACCGCTTAAAACAGATGGGGACAAGCAAATATATAGTACAACTCTTGATATTGATGATATTTCTGGACTCCAAACAGCATTAGACTCTACTATTCAAACCCCATACAATGGCACGATTCAAGCTAGCGATTTTAGATCTGACAATGTTTTATCATATGATACCACTATACCATTATTAATAACATCTAGTTCCAATTCTTTAAGTAAATCAGATATTGCCGATCAATCATTCGTCTCAAATTTAACACTAACTGATAATACAAAAAAAATATCGGCAGTAAATATTCAAACAGAAGAAATAACAACCCCCAACGCAGTTTTGAACATCACTGGGGCAGTTTCTCAAACTGGTAATCAATATTACATAGAAAATACAACGACACCAACGAACAATTTCAGAATTAATATGTTGGGGACAAGTACCGAATTAGAAGGTAGGAATGGTGATGTTTTTCTTAAATCACAGTCTGATAAAGTAATCGTTCAAGCGACAGAATTAGAAGCCCGATGTCCAGTTAAAACGACAAATACAACATTCACCGATAACCAAGAATTAGTATCAAAAAAATATGTCAATGATACTATATCAGATGCTATAAGTGGTGGTATTACCCCCGATATTGAAGCATTGGAACTTAAAACCCAATATCAAAGAGTCCCCTTAGGAAGTGAAACAACTATATTTGATACACTTTTGAGAGTTGATGGAACTGTTGATAGAGTAGATTCAACTGCTCCTGATAATGGCAGTTTAGTTTGTCTTGGGGGAGCAGGAATTGCTTTAAATTTGAATGTGGGCGGTAATGTTAGTGCTCTTAACATAACCGATTTAGAATCAAGAACAGTAAAATTAGACACTAATGGAAATATTACTGAACCAATAACTACTGACCAAACAATATTTAATAACGACCAAGAATTAGTATCAAAAAAATATGTCGTTGATAGTATTTCTGCAATCCCGCCAACTGATTTAACACCGTTAGAAAATGATGTATCAGTATTACAAGATAAAACGAGCATGATTACCGATGATAATAATTCAAAACTCATAATCACGGGTAATGACTCTACTTTTAACATTATACCAAGGGTTTTTACTTTTATGAATTCAATCAATCCACCCGACCCATTACAGTCATATCACTATGGAGGTATTACAGTGAATGGTAAAAATGATACCAATGAATATCCGCTTATTGGATGGTCAACTTGGAGTGGTGGTACTTTATCAGTGGGGACTCCGATTAAATATTTTTGTCGGGATAAAACCATGATGGAATTGAGGAATAAAGGTACATCGGTTTTTGCTAAATTTCTTGAAGATGTCATCTGTGAAAAAAATTTATTATTAAATAGATTGGTTATTACAGAAAGATATAACCCATCGTTTAGTGGAACTTCATTAGGCGTTATTAATAATGCTCTTGATGGTAATATTACAACATCCCTAACTGGGTCTTATATTGAAATTAACTTTACTCAAATGAAAAACGATTATAATGGCTTTTTAGCGATTTACGGAACAACGGGTCAACGATATACTTTTGTTTATGATAGCACCGATTCATATACACCAGGGGAGGTTAATGGATGGTCTTTTCCACTAAATATTGGGCTTTCAAGATTAACGAAGGTCAGGATAAACCGTAGTACGGCATCAGTAATAAATGTTTTTGCATTGGGGATTTTTGATGGTCCAAATGGGAATTTAATAGAGTATGTCATGAATCCATCGCAATATATTTTATATCCCGTAGCAACAGAAAATTATGTTACAACGGGAAATTTGACAATTGATGGCGATATTGGTAGTTTAGTTAATAAAGTCCCGAATATTTATGCTGATAATATATTTTACACGCAATTAAATCCAGTTCTGAGAGGTAGCAGCGATCCGAATGTATCTTTATCTCAAAGTTTGCTATTTTTAAATACTAAAATTGACAGTAAAGTTGATGGTGTTGTCGGTATGTATTCTCAAGTCTTAAATACCACAGTAAATCAGCTATCAAATAATTTTCAAACTATGATTAATGCAACAGACTCTCGTGGATCATTAGTTCGAGCCGCGGATACTCATGAAGTTGGTTCCACTTTTACACTACATTCATCTGGAACCCTTCAAGCGGGTTTTAATCAAGACATACATCTCAAATTTTTACTTGGTACAGTAATTTTAGCAGAAACTGGTGTATTTTCACTCAGAGGATTACAAATTAATAATATTAATAAATGGGTAATAGATTTAACATTTGTTATTAAATCTATTGGAGTGTCAGGCATTGCTTCTATATCAACAAGCGGGACTTTTACTTGGAATGATTTTTCATCGGATATAGCATTTATTCATATTTTCGATGGATATAATAATACAACATATGACACGACTCAATCATTAACTTTTGATTTACAAGCAAGTTTTGTATCTGGTAGCCCGGGGGCTTGTGCTCTGATTACAAAAGAATTAGTGATACAGAAAATATTCTAACTAAATTCAATTTTTTCTTAAAAATAATTTCTTGTTGTATAATATAAGAAAAGGAAAATCAAAATATGTCAAATTTTAATGGTAATTCGGGGTCTTTTTCAGAATTGACAGATGGTTCTGCTAATATTTTTGTGAATTCTGTAAAAATAAATGATATTTCTACTCAATTTCCATTAAAAGTTAATTTAAATAAACAAGTAGTTGCCGAACAATTAACTATTGCAGATACTGCTGGCTTACAAGATGCAATTGATAGTATTGTAACAAATTCGGATTCATTGGTCAGAAGTAAATCAATAGTTCGGTTTGACGGGAATTCTGGAACAATTATTCAAGGTTATACAAATAATTCCCTTGCGCCAATAATTTCAGACGATGGATTTATGACTGTTTATAATAATTTTAATCAAGAGCGCGAAGATGCTAGCGGGTTATCAGTTCAATCAATTTACGGCGACCAACCTTATTATTCAGGCGCAATGGATTTCCGATCATACACCGCTAAATCAAACGCAGATAATATTTCTAACAATAGAGTGATTGGCCGCGTTCAATTCATGGGCGGTTCGGCACCAAGTAATCGTAATACTGGTTGTAGGCTACAAGCAAAAGCGATTCAAGATTGGACAGAATTTAACCTAGGTACTGAATATGTAATACAAACAATAAAAAAAGATGAAAATATCATAGAAGATCGCTTAATTATTGATGAAAATGGTGATGTTTTAATAAATAATAATGTTGTTGCTCAGGATTTGTATGTTTCGGGGACAAGAAATATAACTCCCCTAAATTCAAATGGGGTAGTTTCAAATGAACTTAATTATAACTCTAATGGTATTTCGGTAGCAAATTCGTTATTGTTATTAACAAATAAAAGCCAAAAATTGGATGCCAGCGGAAATTTAATAATTAATGGAATTAATATAATTGAACAATTTACAACTCGGATCACAAATTTGGAAAATCAAGTTAATAGTTTATTAGCAATTATATCAGCTAATAACATTGATAATACACTAGAAAGCAATAGACCGATTGTGATCACTTAAAAGATTTGGTCGCAATAATTTAATATTTTTTTTTTGAAAAAAATATTTTTGATAATATACCTAAAGTATTTACAAAGTAAAAAATTATGTCTACTGCTATTTTATCAAATAATAACTTAGATTGGCAATCATCTAGCGTTTCGCAATGTAAATTATTGGCAACAGCATCCGTACTCACACTTAGTGGAGTTTCAGGAGTTCCAGTCGAAATTAAAAACGTAGCCGATCCATCGGCTGATTCTTCGGCGGCAACAAAATCATATGTCGATTCCATTTCAAATGGTGCTCATTGGCTTGAAGCATGCCATGTTCGTGCAGGAGCAAATGTTGTTTTATCATCCCCAGGGGCTTCACTTGATGGAGTAACGATGACCCAAGGTGATAGAGTTCTGTGTGATGAACAAACTACGCCTACCGAGGATGGTATTTATATTTGGGATTCAGCCGTTACAGCAATGACCCGATCGGCTGATTTTGCCGACGGTGATGCCGTTGCTTCTCATGCTACTTTTATTGAACAAGGAACATTTTCTGATGCAGGATATGTTGTTTCTAATGATACAGGCTCAGATATCGTTGGGACTGATGATATTGTATTTGTTCGTTTCACTGGATTATCTGATATTTTGGCTGGTGAAGGGTTGAGTAAATCCGCTAATACATTAAATGTAAATGTTGATAATAGTTCGATTGAAGTTAGTACGGATGCTTTACAGGTGAAAGATGCTGGAATTACTAATGCTAAATTAGCAAATCCATCGCTTACAGTTACAGCTGGAAACGGTCTTTCCACAACTTCGGCATCTATTGCTTTGGGCGCTTCCGCGTCTCTATCTGTTAATGTTGATGATGTTGGAATTGAAATAGTTGGAGATAGTCTTCAATTAAAAGATGATGGTGTTAATAGGGATAAAATTGCTTGGGGAACAACTGGTGATCAGGTCAATGCTGAAGATTTACCATTGACCAGCCATTCTTGGAATCAAATTGTGGCTCCAACAGATACCATGAATGCTCTTGAGCAATTAGACGATAAATTAAACGACGCTGTTGCTGGGGGTATTACACTGGCAAACGGTGTGTCTACTATTCCTACTGGAAATAGAATTGATGTACAAGTAGATGATAGTTCTATTGAGGTTTCTGGAGTGATTGGCTCTGATTTTCTCCAAGTTAAGGCATTAGGAGTAACTGATGCTATGCTTGCTGGGAGCATTTCAAATGCTAAATTAACAAATTCTGCCGTTACCGTAACTGCGGGTGATGGTCTTCAAACTGGTGGCTCAGTATCTTTGGGCGGTTCAGTTACTGTTGATGTTGATGCAACTGTTGTGAGAACCAGTGGGAACCAAGACATCGCTGGCATTAAATCACTTACTGATACAACTCAAGCGACCAGTTCAACCACTGGTTGTTTGATTTTAGATGGTGGCGTGGGAGTTGCGAAAGATATTCGGTGTGCCGGTGACGCATATGCTCTTAGTCATGTCTCTACTTCTGATGAAAGATTGAAAAAGAATGTTGTAAAAATTGATAATGCTTTATCTATTATTAATAAATTAGAACCAGTTTATTTCAATTGGTTGGATAGCTCAGTTTGTAAAAAGCAAAAAGCGGGATTCTTAGCACAGCAAGTTCAAAAAGTTGTTCCTGAATCTGTTATGGCTAACGGTGATCACCTTAGTCTTGATTATCAGCATCTCAACAGCATTCTGTTTAAAGCAGTCCAAGAATTATCTGCCCGTGTGTCTGAATTAGAAAAAAATTAAGAAGAATAAAATTAATAATATTTTTATACAGAGTTTTTTACAAAACAAAACCGAATTATTTTGTAAAACAAAATCAATCAATATCATTATATAGATTGTTTAATGATGAATATAATAAGTCTATTGCTATTGGTTTTAACAAACGGATTTAATTTAATTAATGGGATCATTCCATATCAAAAAAAATATTATATATCCAGCCAAATATCAGATACACATAAACTATGGATAAATGAGGCTCTGGAAATATTAGATTTAGAAACACAAAATTATTATGATAGAGAATGTATCAGAATTAGATATAATACTAAAAGATATACTGGATTCACTGAGTTTGAGGGGTATTTGCTGGGGACTAATGAATGGATGATAGATAAGATTGCGATCGCCGTAAATCCAAATATAGAATTCTATAATACATTTTTATTAATAATGATACATGAACTGCTACATACTGTCGGGGTCTACCATTCTGACATTGAAGGATCAATTATGAACCGGTCAATATATGTTGTTAATGGTGAAGTACAGGATGTTCCGTATCCAATTTTACACCAAGATGATATTGAGGCAATGAATGCTTTAAATTGAATTATTTTCTGAAAAAAAATCATTCGTCGATGTAATATAGATGGAAGAATTTCAAGCAGTCCCTGTGAATGAAAATATTGAAGAAGAAAGAGTAATATGGAATTCGTTATGCCTCCGCGGTGATAGGGATGCTATTGTTTATCTTACTACATTCTCTCTGATATCGGCGGTTGTTGGTTTTTGTTTTTATCAATTAATTCACCTAACAAGTTGTTCAGATCAACAAGCATATCTGGGTGTTCTTGGTATGATTCTTGGTGTTCTTCTCCCAAGTCCTTCAATTTCAAAAAAATAAATAAATAGTATAATATAGTTAAAAGTTTTTTTGAAAAAAAACCTTTGGATGCCTTATTACTCTAAGAAAGATTATAAAATTTTCGGTTATCAAAAGTCGAAAACAAAAGGAAAAAAATACGACGCCTTACTATTGAAAACGGGTTCCCCAAAATTAATCAGAGTCCCGTTTGGCGCGATAAGACCAGATGGCACTCCATACCCGCAATATAATGATTCCACTGGATTAAAATTATATAAGAAATACAACCATAAAAATAAGGAACGACAAAAAAAATATATCGCTCGGCATCGAGGATTTATAAAGCCTGGTTATTATTCAGCTGGTCAAATGAGTATGGATTTTCTCTGGAGTTAATAATGAATGTAATTATAAATATGGCGACCTGATTTATTATGTTTATGTAAAGAGTCTTTTCTTAATTCAATATCACAGTAAATACATTTGATTTTTTGTTTTCTATATTCTTTAATCTTATCTTTGTATTGGATATAATATTCTTTCTTTTTATTTTTGGTTTTTTGATAATACACCCTATTCTCATTATTACGTTTCTCCTTATTTATCTCATTATATTCTTTTTTTTTTTCATTGATATTCTCTTTATTATCATTATAATATTCTTTATGTTTTTCCTTGATATTCTCTTTATTATCATTATAATATTCTTTATGTTTTTCCTTGATATTCTCTTTATTATCATTATAATATTCTTTATGTTTTTCATTGATATTCTCTTTATTATCCTGATACCATTCTTGTATCGTTCTTGTTGGTATTTGTTTATTCAACTTTGGTTTTAATAATTCAATCCATCGTCGCTCGTGTGCTTCTAAATCCCTACGTGTTTCATAATTAACCGCTTCTAACTGTATCATTCGCCAGTTATCCCACCCCTCATTCTCTCTGATAAATTGATACACATAACAATTGTAATGTATATTTTTTTCATTATTACATACTGATTTATGTGCTGATCTCCTTCTATTAAAATTCTTAGTGCTTCCCACATACTCCTCAGTAATATCGGTATCATTACAGCATAACTTATAGATTGTTCCAGACTTTGACATTATTTAACCTTTTATAAACATTATTAATCATTTGTTTAATATGTAAATCCCGCTACACATATCACACCGACATTTTATAACTCTATGTTTTTCTTCTTCTTCTCCCCCTAATAATAACTCTCCTAAAAATCTTACTGTAAAATATGTTAATAAAATATAATACATACTATATAATATGTACCATCATTTACTTGAACGAATATTAATACAGCAAAAAAAAATAGATGTCATACATCAGACTTTAATCCATATCTACTGCATCTTACTGTGTATTGTTAGTTTAATTATGTTTATTCAAATTAATAGTTAATTCTAATTCGTGTTTAAATAATCTATGCTGTCCAACTTTGAATATATCAGGGTCTTTTTCAATACCTATAAAATTTCTATTTGTATTCAAACATGCAATACCAGTTGAACCACTACCCATCGTGAAATCTAATACATTTTCACCCTCATTTGAATAAGTTTTAACCAACCATTCGCATAAATCTACCGGTTTTTGTGTGCGATGTACCGTTTTATGCGGATTGTTAAATTTTAATATTGTTGTTGGATGTCTATCAGTTCGTTCTTGATTAGAGCATTCTAAACCACCACCATATATGAGATTTGAACTTCTAACACCTGAATGTTTATATGGTTTTCCTTCTGTTTTCTGTGGATTGTATGTTCCTTGTTTATCTTTAAAAACATAAACCATTTCATGACTGTCATTATTTGGTTCCACCATATCAAGACGGTCAAACTGTAAAATACTCGTTGGATGTCTATCGCCTTTGTTATTTATTGACCCTCTTTTTTTTTTACCATATACGTGTCCGTCTGTAATATTACCTTCTTGTATTTTATATGGTTTTCCTTCTGTTTTCTGAGGGTTGTATGTTCCTTGTTTATCTTTAAAAACATAAACCATTTCATGATTTGAATGATTCCTTTCAGGAATAATTCGGTCTGAATCATCCGGAAACTGTAAAATGCTCGTTGGATGTCTGTCTCCTTTGTTGTTCCTTTTGTGATTTATTCCTAATTGATTTCCGTATAATTCTTTGTCTTTTGGTTTAATTTGATTTAATGTATATGGTTTTCCTTCTGTTTTCTGTGGGTTGTATGTTGATAATATTTTTGGGGGTGGGTTTTCCCATTCATCCTTTAAACTTTTATATTCTCTAAATCCTGGCATATCTCGTAAATTATATTTTTCAATTAGTTTATTATAATCTTTTTCTAATATCATTCTGAATTGATGACCATTCGTAAAAAAATGACTAATACCTGTATTATTCACATCATTAATAATTTCTTTGGTTGATTTGTTAATGTATGATTTAATACATTTAGCATAATCTCTAATATTTTGGTTGAAATCTAATGGTTTATTTTCTTCATCATTAGTATTAGCAAAAACATAAACCATTTCATGATTTGAATGATTCCTTTCAGGAATAATTCGGTTTTGATACTCAAAATCAAGACTATCAAATTGTAAAATACTTGTTGGATGTCTGTCTCCTTTGTTATTTATTGCTTCTCCTTTGTATTCTTTTTTACCTCCTCTATAATATGAATTTGTTAAATTTATCCCATTTGTTTTATATGGTTTTCCTTCTGTTTTCTGTGGGTTGTAAGTTCCTTGTAATATTTTTTCCCATTCATCCTTTAAACTCTGATATTCTCTAAATCCGGGCATATCTCGTAAATTATATTTTTCAATTAGTTTATTATATGTTTTTTCTGTTGGTAATCCAAACTGTGTAGAATTAAAACTATAAAAATGATGAACTCCTTGATTACCAATAATTTCATCTATTTCTTTTATTGGTTTATTTATAAAATGTTTAACTTTTTCAGCATATTCTCTTAGTCCTAAGTTCCTATTATTTTCTAAATCATCAGTATTTGCATCGGCAAATACATAAACCATTTCATGACTGTCATTATTTGGTTCCACCAAATCAAGACTATCAAACTGCAAAATACTTGTTGGATGTCTATCGCCTTTGTTATATGTTATATCTGTGTTTTTGACATTATATAGTTCAGAAAATGATGATTTATCATTAGTTCTATCTCTGATATATGGTTTCCCCTCTGTTTTTTGAGGGTGGTATGTTCCTTGTTTATCTTTAAAAACATAAACCATTTCGTGTTTTCGTAAAGGCATTTTGTTAGCACTCAAAAACCCTACCTTACGACTCTTTTCCCACACTAAATCATACCTAAACCACCGCTCATTTGATTGAATTAATTTGTATCCAAATTTTGTAGTACAAAAGAATACATAAATACAATCTCTTTTACATATTTTTTTTAATTCAATCCACATTTTATTTAAATCAATAAGTGAATCCCATTTACACGCAGTTTGAGCATAAGGCAAATCTACTAAAACTAAATCTATTTTTTCTTTAATTATTGAATTATTTTGCTTTGGCAAAATCAATCGAGGTAATTCTTCTAAACAATCACCTTTTATCAAAGTAATCAATCTTTTTTTTTTGGGGCTCGTTTTGTTCTGACTTTTTTTTTAACCTCTGGTTCGGGTATTGAAGTCTGAAGGACTTCGGCAGGTTCCTCAACTTGACTCATCTTAGCATCTAAAATATTAACTTCTTCCTTTTTAGTTCTCTTTTTAGTTGGCATAGACTTTACACTATCAGTAATTTGTTTTCTTAGTTGGTGTGATGATTGTTTTAATGCTTGTAAAGATTTCCTGGCACGCGGAGCCGATGCTTTCCTTCCTCCTTCTAATGCTTTAAGTTCCTTTTCTGTCTCATCCAATGATTGCTTCATTAATAAAATTTGATCGGAAAGACTTGTCATTTTTTTATAAATTTTTAGTTATTATATAGTATTAAATATATCTTTTGTTTAAAAAAAAATAAATATTTATGAGTGTATTAATAATAAATATTTAACTAACTAGCCCTAATTCTCTTTTGTAATAATTTTGTATCATTTTAAGTTCATACCCACTCCCGTATTTTACTTTTTTATACAACAATAATTCATAATTATCAATTTCATCAAATTTAATATTTAAACGTGTCCTAGAATAGGTATAATCTCTTATGGATTGTGGTTGTTTATTTTTTCTAACAGTTATTAAATATTTTTTTTTTATATTCTCATCCTTGTTTTTTATTAAATATAGATTTGCATAGTCTACCATTTTAGTCTTCTTATAAACATTATATTCTTCTATCTTTAGACCATAATTCACCACCCTAATTTATCATTAACGCGGATTAATTCATGCATAAATACACCTAACGATTCAATGGGAAAAGGGTCACCCACGTTACTCTCATTTTTATAAGCGTTTAAATCTAAAAGAACCCGCATGACTTCATTATATTGAGGTTTATAA